ATTGTATGTGTCATAGGATCAGAATACGTTGGATTTCCCCACGGATCATCTTGAGAACCTACCTGTATAAGCACTGTGTCGCCTATGTTGCCTGTTATTCTTGGTCTAATACCTTTTATCAACTTAATGCTTTCTGGCATCTCAAAAGACAAACCTCTGCGCTCTAGGTATGCCTGTGGTAATACACCATCAAACGATGCAGAAGCATCAAGCATATAAAGCTTAACATCAGCACTACCTGCAATAACCCTTGCATTACTAGGAACAAAGTCTGGCCCATTCCACAAGGTTAAATCAGAAGCCCAGGGTTGAGAATCTTGCGCCCAGTTTCCAGCTAATCCATTATCGACTGGGCCATACCCAGCATGATTAATATTAGGCATCTGGCGAGTTGAAACAGTCTTGTCTTTATAGTTGTATACAAGTGCTGTATCGCATGAAGTTGCACCGATTGACGGAAAGCAGATATATACTTCATTAAAAAATGGGTTGGTAAATACAAAACACTTGATGACATTATCAACATCAATATTTTGAAATAACCAGCGCCTTGTTGCCTTATCAAGTATAGATTGTGCAGTGCTTCCATCATGAATAATTACATCATTATTGGTTAATACAACATGAAACCCATCAATATCAGTAACACAATTGCGGTTCATGATTCCTGATTTATTGAAGACCTTTGATGATTTGAATATAAAATTACCACCAATATAATCTAGTCGCCATGTGCTGTTCTCTTTATACACAATAAACGAGTCACGCAACTGCATGCCATCAATAACAATATCATAACCCTCAGCAAGGTCAAACTCACCGGATAGGTTAGTTGGATCTGTTTCATCCCATGTTGACGGTAATCCACCAGGGTCTGCTGGTTGTGACCACTTCACCATAAAAGGATAAGTAGCATTTGCTTTGGTGACATTTAAGGCAATCAAGAAGTTTTTGTATGCCCTGATTGACTTGCAATACATATTGACAGGCCAATTAGGAAGGTTTACAAACTTTGATGTATTGCTAAGATTCCACGCCATTGGCGGAAAGTTACTATCTGCTGCATTAATAACCGGAACACCTGACAACAATGCAGATGTCCAGTTCATTGGACTACCAACACCACCGTTAATTAATGTTTCACCGCTCTCGGCAGTAAGTGTAAGCCCAGACTCGGTAATAAGGTCAAGATAAAACCCATTCCATGATGCATGGGTAATATCTGTGTGCTGTGAACCTGTTGGTGTATTAGTAACAGAAAATTGTTTGTAGTTAGATAAATAAATCCAATAACGACTGCCTTGAACATTACAAGGCAATACATGGAGTGGTGCATAAGAAGGAGTGTTATAGACCTCGCCATGCCCTAGATATTGCAAGGCATAGCCATCCAAAAACCTAATGTTCTTTGCATCACTCCATGCATTTATTGGCATTTCAGACTGTGATAGGTCACGATTAAGACCTATTTGCCCTGTTCCCTTTACCTTAACTAAAGGCATTTATATAGCCTGACCTGTCAGTATTGCCTCTTTACGTCCTGCCGCTAAATAAGGAGCAGGAGGTGTCAAAGCTGGTAAAACATCTGTTGCTGATAAGTAATCCAGAGTTTGGCTCATAGAATCAAGTGCCAAGTTAACTTCTGTTACCCTTTGGTCACTAAATCTTGTCCAAAACACTTTTACTATAGCATCAGTTGAGTTTTGAATATACGCCTGCTCCTGCGGATAAAACAGCATCATAAACTGTACTGCTGATACTATTGGAGGCACAGGAGGCACAGGAATAGGAGCTGGAGGCACAGGTGGTGCGCTCCATGTTGAACCATCATATAACCAACCATTTTGAACATCTGCTGGCACAACAATAAACTCAGCGGCAACTGTTGGGTAATAAATAGTGGTTGGGTCTGTTGTTGTTACATCAACTGCAACATCATTAACATTTCTAGCGTAATTAGTCATCTTAATAACCTTCCGTATAGTAAAGTACGATTATGCCAGCGCCACCGATAGGCGATCCACTAGAACCAGCAGCGCCAGCGCCACCAGCAAAACCGCCACTAGAACCAGCAGAACCTCCAGCACCACCGCCAAAAGTGCCACCTGACCCCCCAGTGCTTCCACCACCGCCCCCAGCGCCAAACCCACCTTGTCCTGCTTCAGAAGTTGAGCTTTTACTGCCACCACCGCCACCAACAGCAGGTGAATTAGGCCCAAACCCACCGCCACCACCTAATGTTTTTTCAATTAACTGAATAAAAGGTGGTGTTGAATCATTAGCAGTAGCCGATGATGTAGCAGATGCTCCTATACCATTTAATCCATTACCCCCAGAAAGGCTAGTGCCTATTGAAGCTGACCCACCACCGCCAGTGCCTAAAGTTGCGCTGGCTGATACGGCTCCAGCAAACCCAACACCGCCACCTCCAGCACCACCAGCAGAAGCAGCTGCACCGCCATTTCCACCACCTATAGCCCCACCACCAGCATAACCACTAGCAATAGTTCCTGCTCCACCATTGCCGCCTGTGCCGTAAAAACTTCCAGCCGCACCGCCACCACCCGCACCGCTTGTAGAAGTTCCTCCAACACCGCCTGTAGCTGTTACGAATCCACGCAACAAAGATGATCCTGAGCCAGTTCCCCCTACTCCACCGCTAGTTGTTCCGCTAGTTGTTCCTCCAGTAGCTGTAAGTAATGTGCCAAATGATGAGCTTCCAGCCGCTGCACCAACTGTTAGTGTTGGTAATATTTGACCAGGTATTACATCAACTATACCAAAAGCAAAGCCACCTCCACCACCGCCGCCAATACCAGTGGCAGAACTACCACCGCCCCCAAAAACAGCTACCCCCATTTGAAATACGTTTTGAGGCACAGTTTCAGCCGATGTAGTTGCTTTTATCAACTTATATTGCGCCCACTTTGGAGGAGCAACACGAACAAAACCATTAGGTGGTAAAGGATAACCATAAGAACCTTTATTCATTAGAAATCACCTCCGTAAGCAATAACTTTTACGCCAGTTTGAGCAATAGTTGTTGTTGCCCTTAATGAGTAGCCCGTTGGGATAATCATTGGCATAAAATTTGGTGAATTATTAGTTGAAGTTACTGTACTAAAGGCAGGAACTGTTGTGCTTGATGTAACAGGAATAATCGGTATTTGTTGCCATAAATGATAGGTTGTACCATCGTAAATAAAAAGATTAACAATGCCAGTAACTGTAGTTGCAACACCAATGACTTCAATAAAATCAATACGAGTTCCTGATGCTCCAGCCGTTAAAACTGTACCAACTGTTGTAGGTGCAGTCAATGATGTATCTGCGGTTGTTAGTAATGCCGCTCCAAAGACAGGAGTTGCTGAATATTGTGCTGTAGTTGACATATTAAATAATTCCTTGTGCTAATAATAAATAATCTGGAATAGTTGGAAAAACGATTGATACCCAACTTGCATTTGTGCCATCAGTTGTAACATACTTTCCTGCGTTTCCTGCTTGTGCTGGTAGTGCAGAGTTAAACGCCTGAGCCGCAACAAAAGCGCAAGTTGCTACTTGTGTTGTATTTGTTCCAGGGGATGCAGTTGTAGAAATTGGTACACCAGAAAATGTTGGTGATAGCATATGCATTGCAAAAGCTGTTGTTGCAAGATTAACCGTATTGTCACCAGCCGTGCGTGTTAATCCTACCGCTGCATTAAGTGTTGTTAGACCTGTAACACCTAATGTTCCGGTAAGAGTTGTATTGCCTGTAACGCCTAAGGTTCCAGTAATTAACTCATTACCATCAACAGTAAAGTTACCTGTTAACTTTTGCGTACCTGTTTTGCTTAAGAACTCAGAGCCACCTAATGTGACAAAATTAGTGCCATCGTACATTAGCAACATTGGATAACCAGCAACAATATCACCAGCAGTTGGATCAGCGCCAGCCATTGTTTTAATTGATCTAACACCTAAACCAGAAACATTAACGGTTAATGCACCAGTATTAGTAATATTTGCCATATATAGCAAACATAACATAGGCGTGTAGCCAACTAGAGCAGTGCTAGGCGCTAAAACATGTCCTGTTGCTGTACCTGTATCGGTTGCAGTAACTAAGATAGCACCAGTAAAGCCGTTGAGCGTTTCTTTTAGTATTGTCTTAACTAATCTTAAATGATCGTCACCTTGACTCTTAGGGTCTGATGATGTTGGGTTGGTAATAACCAAATCATTAATATAATTTCCGCTTTCTAGTGCCATTTTTTACCCCTGTTTGGTAGCCATAGCCGCATCTTGATTCCAATTTGATGTATTGGCTCGTTCTTTATCTGCAT